TCCAGTATTTGGGTCAAAAGTAGTAGCAATTACAATTTCAGGATAAACGAATTGTAAGTTGATTCCACCTTTGGTATCTACTGCTAAATCCATGATACGAGTGCGTTCTGCACCAGTCATACCACGAACTTCTAATTTCACTCCCCACTCTGGGACATCCACCATTTCTGATGGAATATCTTGAGTAGCGAAGATTTGGTCTCTTAAGGACACGATGTTCTCCTTTTGGTCTCTTGGACTCGGTTATCGGGATTCTTTATTTAATTGTTATGCGTATGTACCGCGTGTGACTGCGCCAGTAATCTGGAACTCAGCAGAGAAGGTAACAATGTCACCAACGCCTGCTGCTGTTTCATACGCAGTTAGAATACACTCACCAGTGTATTTGGTGTATGTTGAAGTTGAACCTTCTGGACCATACTCAAATGAAACAGAAGCATCTTGTCCGAGAATGCCAGCAAGATGTGCGTCAACTGTGGCGTCAAATGAACCTTCAACTGAGATAGTTGCGTTCTTGAAGCCGACAATGTAAGAGCGGTCAGATGAACCGAAACTTGTTGTTTCTAGAACTTCTGCATCTCTTGGAAATGAAACTGAATTAAGTGTGTTGCTAATATCGGTAAGTGTTCCGCCAGAATTATCTACTTTGAATACGGCGGACTTACCATGACGAAATGTAGGCATGCTATCTCCTTGCGAAAGCGATGGATACGGTAAGTGAGCCCGTAGAACCTGCTGGCGTAATTAATGCTCGCAGGTAACGAGCGACTGAACCTGTTATTTCTACTCTTTGAGAAGTAACAGTGGAAGTGGCGACAGTAGTAAAAGTTACTAGGTCAGCAAAAGTTGAGTTATCTGCTGAAGCCTGAATCTTTGCTACTGTTGTGCCATTTCTTGTGTTCGCTGTGACATGTAGGTGTGCCACCCCACCATTACTAGATGCCGCAGAGTTATCATTGGCTGTTCCTGTGGTAGTTGTGCTTATGGCAGACTGGCATGCGAGCCAGACTCCATAATCAAGACCACCATTGGCAACCGCTTCTCCACTAACAGCAACTACTTCTGTTAATGGACTTGATACTTCGTAAGCGGTTGATTTTGTATCTAGTAAAACTGCTCGGCGACTTAAGGCTGAGCCATCGCCCGATACTGTCATAATCGGACCATCACCTAGTGCGCTAGAAAATATCGCATCTACGGCGTTTGCTGTTCCATCAAATAAACCTTCAAATGAAATAGAGCCGTCTGTATGACCTGTAATGAAACTTCTATCGCTTGAGCCAAATGTTGTCGTCTCTGGAACTTCAATAGAGTTGGATGTTGATACGCTGTTTAAGTAGGTGGTGACATCAAATTCATCAGCCAGAACTACTGTTCCTTTACCATGCCGAAATGTAGGCATTACTTATTCTCGCTTTCTACTGGGCGTTGCCATTGAGTTCCATCTTGAAGAAAGCCATCGCCGTCTCCATCTTTAGCGTCTGGGTCAAAAGCAACTTCTTCAACCTGCGCTTCAACTACTGGCTCTGCGACTACTTCTTTAATTTTTTTGCTTGGCTTTCCATCTACTTCTTCTATCATTCCAGAGGAAAGCAACCAAACTGCTGATTTTTCTGGCAGGTCTGAAACAATATCGCCTGCTTCAACTCGCTTATTAGGCGGATAGTCAATTCCCACTACTGCTCGGTATTGGGCCATGTAAGCCTCCTTGCGGCAACACAGACCCAACTACCTGACCTCAAGGGTTCTGCGTGTAGTGGGGTCTCTTGGACTCGTTGGGTAAAGATTATCACTAACTAATCTAAATACACTACCAACGCGCTAGTTCAATACCTCTATATCGGCTACTCGTTTTTCAGGATACATACAGAAAGTTAAAACTCCTGTTTGCGAGCGCTCGCCTGAAACTTGTTCCCACCAAACACTTCCGCCATCAAGAGTTGGTGCTTGAAGCCAGAAGCAACCACCCCAGTCAGCAGTTCTGAAATGATGATAATGACCAGAAACTAGAACATCACTTCCACCAACAAACTGTTTTCCGAGTGCTTGGCGTTCTAGCCATCTTCTTATCTTCTGTTCAGCAGTTCCAGAAGCCTTAGCAACATGTCCATGCGTTAAACCGAGAACCCAGCCTGAAACCTCAACTGTGATGCTTAATCTATCTTTCGGTATCGCGAACTTGATATGACCATAAGATTCTTGATTTGCCTCAAAGATTTCAGCAACCTGTTCAACAATAGCCAAGTCGTCATTGTCGTTTAAGGTTGTATAGGACTTACCGCTACTATTCCGATTTTCTCCGTGATTACCACCAACCGCTACAACACGAACTACTGGAAAGAGTTTAGACCAACGAATCAAAGCATCGCGTAATAATCTTCTTGCTACTTTGATTTGGTCGCGTCTATCCAGTTCAACGCCAAAGGTTTGTTGGGCGTAATGTCCTACGCAACCCTCAATAGAATCACCAGTCCATAGAACCAATAGTTCGCCAAGCGGTCTTTTCAGTTTGCGTAGTTCTTTGATACGAAGTTCAACATCATCTATGCTTTTCAGTATTCGGGTGACAGTTCCCTTTAATCCATCGCCATCAGGTTTAGCAATTTGCCAGTCAGCCAGAACAACACAGAACGAACCTTCGCCCAGTGCTTTTGCTTGTGTTCGCGGTTTATGTTTTTTGATTTCATTTTCTAGTTCGCCTAAATCAATATCAAATCCTTTTAATTTCTGAACTACTTTGCCTTTCCATTGGCGATTCAGACCTGTATCTGGATTACCCCAAGCATTAAATAAAACTGGTTCAACTACTGAAAACTTTTCTGGGTCTAATCCCCAAAGCCGTAGAACGGAATCCCAATTAGGTGCTTCTTCTGCTGGCATGGCAGAAGTAGTAATAGTTCCTTCGTTGCCGTTCCAGACAACTCCTGCTTTCCACTCTGCGCCTTTATCACGAAGGACTGATTCTTTATCTGGATTATTGCTTGTTCTGAGTAATTTATCTAACTCTTCGTCAAGGCTCATTTACAGGCGCACCCAGTTCCAGTTCTTCTTCTTCGGTGTCGGCGCATAACCTCAGCACTTACATCATAGCCAAATGATTTTAATACTCGGCAAATATCACCAGCGAAAACTGATTTATCTTCCATGACTTCGTTTAATAGTTTTTGCGTATCCTTTGGTAAGGAGTTCACGACTTGTCCTGCTGTACAACGCAGTCCGAAATGGTCTTTCTCTTGTTTTCTTAAATCATCTAACGCTTCATTTAATTCAGTTGGCTTGTTGGTTTGTCGCTTTACATCTGGAGCAGTTGAGTTTCCATGGTCGCGTGAGATATTCCGCGAGAATGCGATTACATCTCCAGCATCTGGGGAGTTCGTCACGATTCGTTCCTCTCCCGTAAGGGTCTCGTTGAACCTCTTGCGTCACCTATCCTACACCCCTACATGGCAGTCCATGTTAAATACGACACGCGGACGCTCTAGTTGGTCGTGACCTAAAGGAAAGAAACTTCCAGTTGGTTCTGCTCTTACTATTAACACCCCACCAGCAGTTACATTGACTATGCCAGAAACAAGAGTTCGCAGGGCTTGGGCTAGGTCTCTCGCAGTCGCATAATCATCTCTGCCAGCCCGAACTGAAATCTGAACACTTGGTCTATCAAGTTGAATAGCAGTTGAGCCAAAAGTAGTTAAGGGAGCAACTCCCTGATATTCATAGATACATACACACAAATCTGGAGTTTCAGGCATCTTAGAAAGGAAAAGATTAGTTCCTATCGTTAGGTCGGCTCTATTCGTGTCAATATAAGCCCCCAGAGCCTCTAATACGGTCGCCATTTAGATACCCATAGCCTTTTTAACCGATTTTAATAAACGCCCTGACATGCCCTCTAGACGCCTTTTAGCAGGGTCTTCCAGATACTTAGATTTCTTGCCATTTCGGTAAGTTCGTTCCATATCTTCGTGGACTAAGAGAGCGTAATCTGCTGCCGCACCGCCATAGGTAATCTCTACAACTAATTCATTTCCCTGAACTTGCGGTAAGCCGAGTTTTCCAGAAGCCCGTAGATTACCTGTATCTAAAGGAACTTGGTCTTGGCTTTCTTCAAAGATAGTTGCTGCTTCTTTATACAGGGCTGCTGAAAGAGCAACACCAGCAAGCGCCCCACCGCGCATAAGTATTTTAGCGAGTTCTTTAGAATCAACCTCAATAGTCTGCTTTGGCATTAGAGAGCCCCGAATCTAACCTTTGTGTGATGAACCGCCGTAGTTCCGTTTGCGCTATATCTTACCTTACGGACTTCCACAATTCTTGGTTCAGGATTTGTTCCCGGTAAATCTATTCTATCTCCGATGGCAATATCAGCATCAGACATAATATAAAGAGTTCCGGGTTCTGTAATTTCAATGCCTTGGTCATCTCGCTTTATTGTTACATTAGAAACTACGCGACAAGCATAAGCAGTTCCCTCTGCGGCAATGGTTTTGGCGCCATAATTATTTATGCTACTTGCTTTATAGACTGTGACGCTATCCGTCATGTCTCCAGTCCAGTGGTCTGGGCTTCCAGCGATATAACTCATGAAAGCCTCCTAAACTGTATAGTCGTGAATGCCTGTATAGAAATCCGATTTGTATTCTGTTACAGCCTTCTTTGCAGTAGCAATAATAGCCTGAGCATTTACTTTAATTGATGGTGGGAACAAGCCATCTCTTTGAGCGGTTAAAGTTCTAGCAAGTTCACGGAACTCTGCTGCCGATGTGCCATATTGCTCCGAGATGCTGAGGTCGCCGATACTGCGTGAGTAATTACTTCTGTGGGCATAACGACCAGCAAGTATTTCTGCTCCTGCTATTGCTGCGTCAAATACATTTCCGTGCGTGGTTAGAAGATAAGTGATTTCAGCGTCTTGGAAGTGAGCGTCAGCACTTATCGTATCTCCGATTAGAAAACGGACTTTATCTCTATCCGTGGTAGGTTCAACATAGGTAAAAGCCATTACATACCGCCAAGCATAAATGAAGTTACGCGAGAACGATTTAAGATTTCTGCTTCACTTGTCACCGATGAAGTCAA